TAAAGTCTCTCGTTTTGTAGTAGGTGCTGATGAAGATGCTCTTATTCCTATTCCTGTATTTTATGATGTGGAAAGTGGAGAGATTCTAATTGAAACTTTACCTAAGGAATTGAGAAAAGAATACGGCGGTGACGATATTTGATTGGTTAAAAGAAATTACTACTAACAAAACGTCCTGGGCTTCTTTTACAGAGGATCAGCAAGAATCATTCAATTCTTACATGGTTCATAGATTTGTAAGTATGTATGAAGGATACACTGAGGTTGCAAATTTGGGCCAAAGAATCCCTTATCCTGATAAAGAAAAAACTTATAAATACTATTGCTCCATGTTACCTAAAAAGAATGTTTTCCTCAAGTACATTAAATCTTCTAAAAAGAAGCCTAGTAATTTATTGCTACAGTATATAGCTAATTTTTATACAATATCATTAGGCGAAGCTGAAGATTATTTGTATATTCTTAAAAAAGAAGGAATAGAACATATTCTTGAGAAATCAGGAGTTGATGATAAGGAAATTAAAAAGTTATTAAAAGAAATCAAATGACAAAAAATAGTGATGTTTATGGAGTCACATTTGACACTCCAAGTTTAAATACAAGAACCATTCCTAAAACAGACTCAATTGTAGACTCAGTTATTGATGAGCATATTAAAAGAGCAGAAATGGGTAAAAACAAATATAATAATACTTTAGACAGAACTGATTTATCTGTATTAGAATATTTACAACACGCCAAAGAAGAAGCAATGGATTTAGCTCTCTACTTAGAGAAAACAATTCAGATGCTGAACGGTAAAAAATAAGTTTTGAGTAGAAAGAAAAAAATACCTGCAATTGTAAAACAAATCAAAAAACATACTCTAAAGGAAATTAATTACGCTACTGAAAAAGCAATTTCCTATAGTCAAATGTCTATGTTTTTGTCTTGCCCACGTAAATGGTCGTTACAATATAGAGACGGTTATTATACATCTGAACAGTCTATTCATATGACATTCGGAACTGCATTACATGAGGTTATACAACATTATATAACAACTATATATGATGTTAGTGGCGCTGAAGCGGACCGAATTAATATAGAAGAATATTTTGAAGATCGATTTAGAGAAACATATTTAAAAGATTACAAATCTAATAAAAATGTTCATTTTTCTGATCCTGTCGAAATGAGAGAGTTTTATGAAGATGGGTTAGCTATTTTAGATTTTGTAAAGAAAAAACGAAGTGGGTATTTTGGTAAACGAGGATGGTTTTTAGTAGGCTGTGAAGTACCTCTATTACTTAACCCTCATCCCGAATTCAGAACTATTTTATATAAGGGCTACTTGGATGTTGTTTTGTATCATGAACCAACTAATACTTTTAAAATTATAGATATTAAAACATCTAGAAGTGGTTGGGATGATAAAACTAAAAAAGATGAAACTAAACAACTCCAATTAGTCCTTTATAAAAAGTTTTATAGTCAACAATTTGGGGTACCTGAAGACAATATTGAAATAGAATTTTTTATCGTTAAAAGAAAAATATGGGAAGAATCACCATTTCCGATATCTAGAATACAAGAATACACTCCGGCTAGTGGTAAAATTAAGATGGGTAAAGCAACTAACACTATTAATTCATTTATAGAAGAAGTATTTAACCATGATGGTTCACATAAAAATAAAGTATTTGAACCTAATCCTAGTAAATATAGTTGTATGTATTGTCCTTTTAAAAATAAAAAGGAACTTTGTAACGCTAGTATATCTTAAAGAATCCTAATATATTTATATACGATATTAAAAATAAAAGCTATGACAAATAAAAAGGATATGACATTAACCTCTGTAAAAGTACAGAGTGAGTTATTCGAGGATTTTAAGATTGCATGTGTTAAGTACAAATTTTCTTTACAAAAGCTTGCTGACCGCACTATTCATCTGTATCTTACCGATGAAGATTTTAGAAAAAAAGTTCATTCACACAACAACCTAGAAATTAAAAATTAAAATTAAGTTACATGAAAGATAAATTCAGTTATTTACCTCCTGATAAGAGGAAGAAAATTCTATTAATTTGCGATGACATTAGAGTCCATTCAGGTATCGCAACTGTTGCTAGAGAAATTGTAATTCAAACAGCTCAACACTTTAATTGGGTGAATTTAGCGGGAGCTATTACTCATCCTGAAAAAGGTAAAAAATTAGATTTGTGTGAAGACACAAATAAAAATGCTGGGATTACAGATTCATCTGTATTTTTATATCCTGTTGATGGGTATGGAGATACTACAGTTTTAAGACAAATCATCCAAATAGAAAAACCAGACGCTATTATGTTGATTACTGATCCACGTTATTTTGTTTGGTTATTTGCTATTGAAAATGAAATCCGTAAACAAATCCCTATTACTTATTTGAACATTTGGGATGATTATCCAGCACCAATGTATAATCTTCCATTCTATGAAGCTTGTGATTTGTTGATGGGTATTTCAAAACAAACAGTTAATATTAATAAGTTAGTATTAGGTGAAAAAGCAAACAATAAAGTGATTGAGTATGTTCCTCATGGTTTAAATAAAGATATTTTTAAACCTATTGCTAAAAATGATAAAGAATGGGAAGAAGTACAAAAATATAAAAAACGTATTTTTGGTAAATTAGATCCTGAATTTATTGTTTTCTTTAACTCTAGAAACATCCGTCGCAAACAAATTCCAGATGCATTAATGGCTTTTAGATTATTTTTAGATAAATTACCTAAAGAAAAAGCTAAAAAATGTTTCTTAATGCTTCATACTGAACGTGTAAGTGAACATGGTACTGATTTGCCTGCTGTTATTGATTTATTCTTTGAAGAAGAATATAAACACAATATTGTATTTACAAACATGCATGCTAGTACACATGAAATGAGTTTGTTATATAATATGTCTGATGTTCAAATTTTATTAACATCAAATGAAGGTTGGGGATTAAGTTTAACAGAAGCTATGTTGTGTGGTTTACCTATTATTGCAAATGTAACAGGTGGTATGCAAGATCAAATGCGTTTTGAATTTGAAGATGGTACTTGGATTGATTTTGATGAAAACTTTCCATCAAACCATAGAGGTACAATTAAAAAACATGGTGAATGGGCGTTTCCAGTATATCCAACCTCACGTTCAATTGTAGGTTCTCCTCCAACACCTTATATTTTTGATGATAGATGTGAGGCTGAAGACGCAGCTGAACAAATTATGAATGTGTATAATTTAACTCCTGAAGAACGTCAATTAAAAGGTTTGAAAGGTAGAGAATGGGCTACAAGTGATGAAGCCGGATTCACATCAGAACATCAAGGTAAAAAAGTTATTGAATGTTTTGATAAACTATTTGAAACTTGGAAGCCTAGAAAACATTTTGAATTTGTTAATTCAAATACATATCCTGTTAGAACTTTAAAACATAAATTAATATATTAATGAAACCGTTATTTGTAATAAGTTGTCCTATTGATACCTACAGTGGGTATGGAGCACGTTCTCGTGATTTAGTTAAATCTATTATCGAATTAGATAAGTATGATGTTAAAATTTTACCTCAACGTTGGGGAGAGTGTCCTTGGGGATTTATCAATGATAATCCAGAATGGAAATTCTTAGAAAAACATATGTTGAATTCACCACAGTTACCTAAACAGCCTGAGATTTGGGCTCAAGTAACTGTACCTAATGAATTCCAACCTATAGGAAAATTTAATATCGGCTTTACAGCAGGTATTGAAACTACAATTGCTATTCCTGAATGGATTGTTGGATGTAATAAAATGAATCTGAATATAGTTTCATCAAAACATTCAGCAGATGTATTAAAAAATAGTCAATTTGAACAAGTAAATGAACAAACTAAACAAGTTGATGGGATTTTAAAATTAGAAAAACCAGTTGAAGTGTTATTTGAAGGAGCTAATTTGAGTCAATATTTTGAAATGATTGATGAAGAATTACCGGATAGTGACTTAATATGTACTTTAGATGAAATTCCTGAATCATTTGCTTATTTGTTTGTTGGACATTGGATGCAAGGTGATATGGGAGAAGATAGAAAAAATGTTAGTTTAATGATTAAAGCATTTTTTGAAGTATTTAAAAATAAGAAAAATAAACCAGCATTAATTCTAAAAACATCAGGAGCAGGTTCATCTTATTATGATAGAGAAAATATTCTTCATAAAATCAGATTAATAAGAGAAACAGTTGAATCTCAGGATTTACCAAATGTTTATTTATTGCATGGTGAATTTACAGATGAAGAAATGAATCATTTATATAACCATCCTAAAGTAAAAACAATGATTAATTTAACTAAAGGTGAAGGTTTTGGTCGTCCATTACTTGAATTTAGTTTAGTTAAAAAACCAATTATTGTTTCAAATTGGTCTGGACATATGGATTTCTTGAATCCTGAATTTGTTTATGCTATTAATGGTACACTGACAAATGTACACCCAAGT